GGATCAACTCAAGCAGCCAGCCAAGGCATAGGCGCCACTCGTCCAAACACAGCCAACATGCCACTGTCAGAAAAAGAGGACGACCCAATCAATCGCAATGCAGCCATCACTGGCAGCTACTACGAAAGCGATGCATTGGCTAGAATGAAAAAATTGGCTTTGGGCAAATAAGTCATAAATAAATTTGACACCCGGAGCAAAGGCGCATATACTACACAGGTGTATGCGCTTTTTTGTTCTGTGTCACAGGCAACTCAATCTACATTGTTAGATAGGCAACACAACATAGGCAACTTTTAAAGGAGAAAATACTATGGCATCTTTAGCAGAAATTCGAGCACGTTTACAGGCAGCTGAAAACAAACAAGGTGGGCAATCCACCGGTGGAGACAACTCCATTTACCCACACTGGAACATGGAAGAAGGCCAAAGCGCCTCAATTCGCTTCCTACCAGATGGTAACTCAAAGAACACATTTTTCTGGGTCGAACGTGCAATGATTCGCCTGCCCTTTGCTGGCATCAAAGGCGAAATGGAATCCAAACAGGTCATGGTGCAAGTGCCCTGCGTGGAGATGTGGGGCGATGCTTGCCCTATTTTGGCCGAAGTTCGTACCTGGTTCAAAGACAAGAGTCTTGAGGACATGGGTCGCAAATACTGGAAGAAACGCAGCTATGTGTTCCAGGGTTTTGTGCGTGAGAATCCCTTGGCCGATGACAAGACTCCGGACAATCCCATCCGCAGGTTCATCATTGGTCCTCAGATCTTTACCACCATCAAAGGTGCGCTGATGGATCCTGAGCTCGAAGAATTGCCAACCGACTACATGCGTGGCCTGGACTTCCGCATCAGCAAAGGATCCAAAGGTGGCTTTGCTGATTACAACGGCTCTAAGTGGGCTCGCAAAGAGAGTGCACTCACAGAAGCTGAACAGGCAGCCATTGAAAAACATGGCCTGTTTGACCTTTCAACATTCTTGCCCAAGAAGCCCACTGATGTGGAACTGAAAGTGATCAAAGAAATGTTTGAGGCTTCAGTAGATGGTCAGCCCTATGACACCGAGCGTTGGGGTCAGTACTTCCGTCCAGCTGGTGTGCAAGCGCCAGGCAAAGGTGACAGTGAAGATGCTGCACCAGCCCCAGCGCCTGTGGCCAAGGCAGCACCTGTGGCCAAGCCTGCTCCTGCCACACAGGACGACGATGCCCCGTTTGACACTGATGAGGCTCCCGCAGCCGCAGCACCAGTGCAGGCCAGCAAGCCCAGCGGTCAAAATGCACAAGACATTTTGGCCATGATCCGTGCTCGTCAAAACAAGCAGTGATTAGAAATCAACACACGGGGGCGACCCCGTGTGTTCCTATCTCGAAAGGTAAAACATGGGGAAACCATTTGACGTTTCAAAATTTCGCAAAGAAATTACCAAAAGCATTGACGGCCTTAGCATAGGCTTCAACGATCCCACTGACTGGATCTCCACAGGCAACTATGCCTTGAACTACCTGATCTCAGGCGACTTCAATCGCGGCATTCCCTTAGGCAAAGTCACTGTGTTCGCCGGCGAATCTGGTGCTGGCAAAAGCTACATCTGCTCTGGCAATATTATTAAAAACGCCCAAGAGCAAGGCATCTTTGTGGTGCTGATTGACTCAGAAAACGCCTTGGACGAAGACTGGCTCAAAGCCTTGGGTGTGGACACTAGTGAAAGCAAACTGCTTAAATTGAGCATGGCCATGATTGACGATGTGGCCAAGACCATATCAACATTCATGAGTGACTACAAGGCCTTGGCCGAAGGCGAGCGTCCCAAGGTCATGTTTGTGATTGACTCACTGGGCATGTTGTTGACTCCCACTGATGTCAATCAGTTTGATTCAGGCGAAATGAAGGGTGATCTGGGCCGTAAGCCCAAAGCTCTCACTGCCTTGGTGCGTAACTGTGTGAACATGTTTGGTTCATACAATGTGGGCCTGGTCTGCACCAACCACACCTATGCATCACAGGATATGTTTGACCCAGACGATAAAATCTCCGGCGGTCAAGGTTTCATTTACGCCAGCTCTATTGTTGTGGCCATGAAGAAGCTCAAACTCAAAGAGGACGAGGACGGCAACAAAATTTCAGAAGTCATGGGTATTCGTTCAGCCTGCAAGGTCATGAAAACTCGCTATGCCAAACCTTTTGAAGGTGTGCAGGTCAAGATTCCTTACGAAACTGGAATGAACCCTTACTCGGGGCTAACAGACTTGGCAGAGAAAAAAGGCCTGCTGAAAAAAGATGGCAATCGACTGATGTTTGTGACGTCAGACGGAGAAATTATCAAGTTCTTCCGCAAAGGTTGGGAATCAAACGAAGATGGCTGCTTGGACCGACTCATGGCCGACTTTAAAAATCAAAAAGAAACGGTAAGTACCTTTGAGGAGGACACAGAATGACAGAACAAGTGGTAAGTGACATTTGGGGAGAACTAAAACGATACATCAACACTGTTGACCGTACCGAAGCAGCCGAAACAGTGGTGCAGATATTGATGGACAATGATTGTGACGCTGAACAGATCAAAGAAGCATTCAAAGGCGATCGTGATATCAAAACAGCTTTGACCAGTTATCTAGACAACGACAAAGACTATGTCGAAGACGAAGAATCTGAAGAAGAAGATTACAACGAAGACGAATGGGATGAGTGATGTCTCAAAAGTTTTTTCCTATTAAAACTGATACCGCGTGTCAGTTAAAATGGAACTGGAGCACTATAAAATTTTACACTGGCATTACAAGCTCTTGTCATAGGGTCACTGGTGACAAAATTTCAGTTGATACGTTTGACCAATTTCATAATACACCAAAAAAAATCAGTGATCGCAAATTGATGTTGGAAGGCACTTGGCCTTCTGGAGGATGTGAATATTGTAAAGATATTGAAAATTCTGGTGGGTTTTCAGATCGCCTATTGCATTTGACTATACCTAATCAGTCCCCAATTGAGCTTGAAACTGATCCCAGTGCAGTTTACATTACACCAAAAATCGTTGAAATTTATTTTGACAATATATGCAACATGAGCTGTTTGTATTGCTGGGATGGATTCAGTAGTAAGATACAACAAGAAAATATTCGTCATGGGCCTTTCAACAAACACGGTGTTTTGATTGATAATCGAGCAACCAAAGTCAACAACATTGAAGAATTAACACAAAAATTTTGGGGTTGGCTTAAACGAAACGGTGATCAAATTCGTTGTCTTCAAATACTGGGCGGCGAACCGTTTTATCAAAAACACTTTGAAACATGTTTGGATTTTTTTGAACATAATCCTTGCAGTCAGTTAGAACTTACTGTGGTCAGTAATTTGATGATATCTGATCTAAAGTTCCAAGACTTTATACAGCGCCTAAAAAATTTGGTACAGCGCCGGCATTTAGCAAGGTTTGACTTAACAGTCAGCATTGATTGCTTCGGTAAAGAGCAAGAGTATGTGAGATATGGATTAGATCTTGAGCAGTGGCGTCGTAACTTTGAATATGTAGTAAGTCAAAAATGGGTCACAGTCAAGATCAATCAAACATTGTCTGCGCTCACTATTAAAACAGTGCCAGAGTTGTTAAAATACATAAATCAGTTTAGAACCATACGCAAAATTGGTCATTACTTTGGTACCACAGTGTTTACTCATGATTTTTTACATCCAAAAATTTTTGGCGCTGGGTTTTTTGACAATGATTTTACGCATATAATACGCAACATGCCTGGTGATACCCCAGAACAAATTACCGCGCAAAAATACATGCAAGGAATACAACAGCAACTCAACGTTCAATGTCGTAACCAAGAAAAAATAAATCAATTAGCAATTTTTCTTGACGAAATTGATCGAAGAAGAAACTTGAATTGGAGACAAACGTTTCCGTGGTTGGAAAGAGAAATAGAACATGTGGTATAGTCGCATAGTTGCTGGTCTGGATGCTATTCCAGATTTCATAGCTCACTATGAACGCGAACTAGAAGAAGCCAAGCGCGAATGTAGAATTGGTGGCTTGGTCGAACGCAACATCAAAGAATTGCCAGGGCACACCGAGCACAGATTCAATCAACTGCAAGAGATTGAAGCTGTGCTTCAGTTTCTCAACATTCAGTTGCGCAAAATTCGCAGAAAGCACTTTCAAAAATATCTTGAAGCCTATGCTCGCGCACTAACTAGTAGGGACGCTGAAAAGTACGTGGATGGCGAAGACGAAGTCATTGACTTTGAAACTATCATCAACGAAGTGGCCTTGCTGCGCAACCGTTGGTTGGGCGTGATGAAAGGCCTTGAAACCAAACAGTGGCAAATGGGTCATATTGTGCGGCTGCGCACAGCCGGTATGGAAGACATTACAGTTTAAATTTATGAGTTATTTGTTTACAAGCGAAAGTGTGAGTGAAGGCCACCCAGACAAAGTGGCCGATGCCATCAGTGATGCAGTGTTGGATCTTGTGATGAGCAAGCATGACAACCGTTTAAGGTGTGCATGTGAAACTCTTGTGACCACAGAC